ATTCATCACCGTGCAACTATTCAAGAGTTTAGAACGTTTAGTGAAAAAGGCGTGTCTTGGGCGGCTGAAGAAGGTTATCACGACGATTTAGTAATGTCTTTAGTAATTTTTGGATGGTTATCAACACAATCAAAATTTATTGATTATGCTGACAAAGATGACATGCGATTAGCATCTGAAGTGTTTTCAAAAGAACTCCAAGATATGGGTGATGAATACGCTCCAGTTATATTTGTTGATTCGGTTCATTCTGCTGAGTATGTTCCAGTATCTCATGGTATGTCAATGGTATAAATATATTAAAGCATATTAAAGAGGATTAAAAATGACTTTATTATCTCCGGGCATTGAGCTCAAAGAAACTACGGTTCAAAGCGCCGTGGTTAATAACTCTACTGGTACAGCAGCTTTGGCCGGTAAATTCCAGTGGGGTCCTGCTTTTCAGATTAAACAGGTTACAAATGAAGTAGATTTAGTTAATACTTTTGGTCAACCAACCGCTGAAACTGCTGACTATTTTATGTCTGCGATGAATTTCTTGCAGTACGGAAATGACTTACGAGTAGTTCGTGCTGTTGATAGAGATACCGCTAAAAACTCATCGCCAATTGCTGGTAATATTGAATACACAATTTCTACCCCAGGTAGTAACTATGCAGTTGGAGATAAAATCACGGTCAAATATGTTTCAGATTATATTGAAACTGAAGGTAAAATTACTGAAGTAGACGCAGATGGAAAAATTAAGAAAATTAATATTCCTACTGCAAAAATTATCGCTAAAGCAAAAGAAGTTGGTGAATATCCAACACTAGGTTCTAATTGGACTGCAGAAATTTCTTCATCTTCTTCCGGTTTAGCTGCAGTAATAACTCTTGGAAAAATTATTACTGATTCCGGTATTTTATTAGCTGAAATCGAGAGCGCTGAAACTGCTATGACAGCAGTTAATTTTCAGGAAAATCTTGAAAAATATGGAATTCCAGGAGTAGTAGCTCTCTATCCAGGCGAATTAGGCGATAAAATTGAAATTGAAATCGTATCTAAAGCTGACTATGCGAAAGGCGCTTCTGCATTACTGCCAATTTATCCAGGTGGTGGTACTCGTGCATCTACTGCTAAAGCGGTGTTTGGATACGGACCACAAACTGATTCACAGTACGCTATTATAGTTCGTCGTAATGATGCTATTGTTCAAAGCGTTGTTCTTTCAACTAAGCGTGGCGAAAAAGATATTTACGATAGTAACATCTATATCGATGACTTTTTCGCAAAAGGCGGCTCAGAATATATTTTTGCAACTGCACAAAACTGGCCAGAAGGCTTCTCTGGAATTTTAACTCTGTCTGGTGGATTATCATCAAATGCTGAAGTAACAGCAGGAGATTTGATGGAAGCTTGGGACTTCTTTGCTGACCGTGAATCTGTTGACGTTCAACTGTTTATTGCGGGTTCTTGTGCTGGTGAATCTTTAGAAACAGCATCTACTGTCCAAAAACACGTCGTTTCAATTGGTGATGCTCGCCAGAATTGCTTAGTATTGTGCTCACCACCGCGTGAAACTGTAGTTGGAATTCCTGTAACCCGTGCTGTTGATAACTTAGTCAATTGGAGAACTGCAGCAGGTTCATACACTGATAATAACTTTAATATCAGTTCAACCTATGCAGCAATCGATGGCAACTACAAATATCAGTATGACAAATATAATGATGTGAATCGTTGGGTTCCATTAGCAGCTGATATTGCTGGTTTATGCGCGAGAACCGATAACGTTTCTCAGACTTGGATGTCTCCAGCTGGTTATAATCGTGGCCAGATTCTTAACGTTATTAAACTTGCTATTGAAACTCGCCAGGCTCAGCGCGACCGATTATACAAATAAGCTATCAACCCGGTAACTGGTACAGGTGGTGATGGTTACGTATTGTATGGTGATAAAACAGCTACTTCTGTTCCTTCTCCATTTGATCGTATTAACGTTCGTCGTCTGTTTAATATGTTGAAAACGAATATCGGACGTAGTTCAAAATATCGTTTGTTCGAATTAAACAATGCGTTTACTCGTTCATCATTCCGCACAGAAACTGCCCAGTACTTACAGGGAATTAAAGCTCTCGGTGGAATTTATGAATATCGTGTAGTTTGCGATACAACAAATAACACTCCGTCAGTAATTGATAGAAATGAGTTTGTTGCAACATTCTACATCCAACCGGCTAGAAGCATTAACTACATTACCTTAAACTTCGTAGCAACTGCTACCGGTGCAGATTTCGATGAGTTAACTGGTCTTGCAGGTTAATACGGTGCATTCTAAAGGCCTGTTTCGGCAGGCCATATAAATACACTATATCCTTAATTCTTTAATTCTATATGCCCTAGGTTAAACATAGGGATATAAATACTACAGAGGCTAATATGTTTGTAGATGATGTAACACGAGCGTTTGAATCTGGTGATTTTGCTCGACCTAACTTATTCCAAGTAGAAATTTCTTATCTTGGACAAAATTTTACGTTCCAATGTAAAGCCACTGCTTTACCAGCTGGTATTGTAGAAAAAATTCCAGTCGGATTTATGAACCGTAAAATTAACGTGGCAGGCGATCGTACATTCGATGACTGGACTGTTACAGTAATGAACGATGAAGCTCATGATGCTCGCCAGAAGTTTGTTGATTGGCAAAGCATTGCTGCTGGTCAAGGAAACGAAATTACTGGTGGAAAACCTGCAGAGTATAAAAAGAGCGCTATTGTTCGTCAATATGCTCGTGATGCTAAAACAGTAACAAAAGAAATTGAAATTAAAGGTCTGTGGCCTACTAACGTGGGTGAACTTCAATTAGATTGGGATTCAAACAATGAAATCCAAACCTTTGAAGTAACTCTTGCTCTCGATTATTGGGAATAAAATGAATGGGGAGAAATCCCCATCCTGCTTAAAGCAGAGAAGTCCATTATAAATATAACTATAATTCCCATTCGGAGAATACAATGAAATTTAATATCTTAAGTTTGTTTGCTCCATGGGCAAAAATGGACGAACGTGATTACAAAGACCAAGAAAAAGAAAATTTAGAATCTATCACCGCACCAAAATTAGACGACGGTGCTAAAGAATACGAAGTATCTGAAAATGAAGCACAGCAAACATATAATGCTATGTTTCAGAGAATGTTCGGTAGCCAAGAACCGGGGCTCAAATCAACCCGTGAATTAATCGATACGTATAGAAATTTGACGACGAACTATGAAGTGGATAATGCAGTCTCTGAAATAGTTTCTGATGCTATCGTATATGAAGATGATACAGAAGTCGTTTCTATAAATTTAGACAACACAAAATTTAGTCCAAATATAAAATCAATGATGTTGGATGAATTTAACGAAGTGTTGAATCATTTATCTTTCCAACGTAAAGGTTCAGACCATTTTAGGCGTTGGTATGTAGATTCTCGAATTTTCTTCCATAAAATTATTGACCCTAAACGCCCTAAAGAAGGTATTAAAGAGCTTCGTCGTTTAGACCCACGCCAAGTTCAATATGTCCGTGAAGTTATTACAACCACTGAAGCCGGTGTTAAAATAGTCAAGGGTTATAAAGAATATTTCATTTATGACACATCACACGAATCTTATGCTTGTGATGGTCGCATATATGAAGCTGGCACAAAAATAAAAATCCCTAAAGCCGCGATTGTTTATGCCCATTCTGGTTTAGTTGATTGTTGTGGTAAAAATATCATTGGTTATTTGCATCGGGCTATTAAGCCGGCGAACCAATTAAAACTTCTTGAAGATGCCGTTGTAATTTATCGTATTACTCGTGCTCCAGATCGTCGTGTATGGTACGTTGATACAGGTAATATGCCTTCAAGAAAAGCAGCAGAACATATGCAACATGTTATGAATACGATGAAAAACCGTATTGCATATGATGCTACTACAGGCAAGATTAAAAACCAGCAGCATATTATGTCGATGACCGAAGATTATTGGTTACAACGACGTGATGGTAAAGCAGTAACAGAAGTTGATACATTACCAGGTGCAGATAATACTGGAAATATGGAAGATGTACGTTGGTTCCGTAATGCGCTTTATATGGCTTTACGTATTCCTATTACCCGTATTCCAAGTGACCAAGGTGGTATACAGTTTGATGCTGGTACTTCTATTACACGAGATGAATTGTCGTTTGGTAAATTTATTCGTGAGCTGCAACATAAATTTGAAGAGATATTCCTAGACCCGCTTAAAACTAATTTAATTCTTAAAGGAATTATTACAGAAGATGAGTGGAATGATGAAATAAATAATATTAAGATAAAATTTCATCGGGATAGTTATTTCTCGGAATTAAAGGATGCTGAGATTCTGGAGCGCCGCATTAATATGCTTCAGATGGCCGAACCATTTATTGGTAAATATATTTCTCACAGAACAGCTATGAAAGATATTCTTCAGATGTCTGACGAGGAAATTGAACAAGAGGCTAAGCAAATTGAAGAAGAGTCGAAAGAGGCTCGTTTCCAAGACCCCGACCAAGAACAAGAGGATTTTTAATGGACGATTTAATTCAAGCTATTAAATCAAACGACCTCGTTGCTACTCGAAAGTTTTTTGAAAGTGCAATGGCAGAAAAAACGGTTCGTTTGATTGAAGCACGCAAAGCAGAAATCGCTTCTCAATTTTTAATTGAAGGCGAAGAACCTGAAGAAGAAAAGAAAGCTAAAGCTTCGGAAGACGACGCTGATGAAGGCGATGACGACGAAGACGAAGATGATGAGGACGATGAATAATGTATCTTATCCCTGAATCTTATGAATTGGTACTCGAAAATGTCGAAGCACTTATTCCTGAAGCACAGGGCCGAATCGATGCATTGTCTTCTGCTCTCGATATTGACGATATAAATACTATTATCGAGAACATGCTTGAAACTGAAACGGATTTAGCTGTTGCAATGGCTTCCATTATTAATGAAGAACAGTTAAATGAGTTTATCGTTAAACATGTTTCTTCTCGTGGTGAAGTCACCCGCACTAAAGACCGTAAAACTCGTGAACGTAACGCGTTCCAAACCACTGGTCTTTCTAAAGCAAAACGTAGACAAATCGCTCGTAAGGTCGTTAAAGCTAAAAAAGCTAACCCTTCAGGCCAAGTTAAAGGCTTGCGTAAGCGTAAAAAGGCTCTTAAACGTCGTAAAGCATTAGGATTAAGCTAATGAATAAACCCGAGTTACTTATTGAAACTTGGGGTCAACCCGGTGAGATTATTGATGGCGTTCCAATGTTGGAATCTCATGATGGAAAAGATTCTGGCTTAAAACCAGGGCTTTATATAGAAGGTATTTTTCTTCAGGCAGAGGTTGTTAACCGAAATAAACGTTTATATCCTAAACGCGTTTTGGAAAAAGCAGTAAGTGACTATATTAAAGAACAAGTCGCAACCAAACAAGCCCTTGGAGAATTAAACCATCCACCTCGTGCAAATGTTGACCCTATGCAAGCCGCTATCATTATTGAAGATATGTGGTGGAAAGGAAACGATGTATATGGACGTGCTAGAATTATTGAAGGCGACCATGGTCCCGGCGATAAATTAGCTGCTAATATACGAGCTGGTTGGATTCCAGGTGTTTCCTCTCGTGGTCTTGGTTCTTT